TCAAATCCAATAACTGATGTAATTATATTCATGATCCAAAAAGTTTCATTAAACCAGCAAGTGGATGATTCTCAGTTTGTTCACACATTCTTTCAAACACTATTGTAGCTGTAACAACTTCGTTAACATGTTTACATTTATCTACAATGTATACATAAGAATGAGATTTAATATCATGTAGTTTATATGCTTCTTTACATATTTCTACAATCTCATCACGTCTTTCTTCTGTGATACCAAATGTGGTCCACAAATCTGTTGTGCTTTCATCAATGATGCACACTTTTAACTCTGCAGAGTCAATTAATTTCTTTTTTCTGTTAAATAGTTTTCCTAATAAGTTCATAATCAGAATTTTAAATAAGTATATAAGATATAAAAAAGCCCCTAGTTATGTAGAGGCTTTAGTGATCCCAACAGGAGTCGAACCTGTAACCTACACATTAGAAGTGTGTTGCTCTATCCAATTGAGCTATGGAACCAAATTAACAGATTATTACACCTTTATCTGTTAGTAATATGCGGTCAAAGGGTGCACGCAAATTTAGGGGAAATTTATTTTAAATAGTTTTGTAATTTCTTACTAAGCATATTTAAATGATAGTTAACATCATTTGAAGTGATTCCTAAACCACCATACTCAAGATCAGTAAGAGTTTGTCTTACTATATTGATTTCTGCTTCAATAGCATCTGCATGCAGAATATTTTGAGGTGCAGTCTTTGGTTTTAAGTGCTTTCTCCAATTATATTTTCTATATCTTGGTTTTTGAGTTTCAATAACTAAGAGAGTCAAACCATTGTTGTTTCTTTTTGGTTTTTTAGTGTTTTCTTGTTTTTTCATTTTTTTTGGTTTTTAAAGTTTAGTAAATATAGCCCATAAAATTAGACCAATTCCTGATATAATAAATGCACCAAGCGCAATTCTAAAAGGAATCATCCTTTTTTCAAAGTCAAGTACATCTTCTAATGCAACAATTTTACAGTCAATGTCTGAAATAGCTATTGCAGCTAGGTCAGCATTTATGCCATCATATTTAGCATATAATATTTCTGCTCTTTCTCTTTTAAGTTGAGCAATTTTTTGTTTTAATTCTTTTCTACGCATGGTACTAAGTTTATAAGTAAATAATAGTTACCTAGTGATAAAGATATATAGCCAAAGATAAATTCAAAATCTAAGTCAAAGACCTTCTCTCCTTCAAAGGCAAAAACAAAAACCAAGTCTAGAGTGTGTCAGCCAATTTGCAAGTGTATCTGCAGTAACCTGTCTGACAGAGAGTTCTATCTCAGTAAAGTTTGAAGAGAAGCGGTTCATATAAGATGATTAATAAATCTTAAGAATTGTAAGGGCGCATAACCCGTTCTTGCTATATCTTTTAAAATCTTTATCACTAGGTGTAAAGAGCAAGAGAATCAGCTTGTGCCTATCTCTTGCTCACCTATATGCTCCTAGTTCTCTGGAGTAATGAACATGTCAATTACATCCTGAAATTTAGGATCAACACTAATTCTTAGTGCAGCAGCATCTTTAATTGCTTTCTCACGGTTAGCACTAAAAGATGAAGTCTCAGCTATTAACTGAGTGCGGTATGTATTCATAGCAGCTCTGTATTCTTCATTAATACGTTGCTCTTCTAATTCAAAAGCTTTTGCTTTATCAGCATTTTCTTTCTGAATACGTGCATTCTCATCACTTACCAAGTTCTTAACCTTGGCTTTGAAATAATTTACACGTTGCTCATAAACTCTATGCTCATTAGCAATTTGCTCATGAATAGTGAGTAATTGTGAAGGACTATGATGCTTCTGAATCCTAACTGGTGTTTTCTCACCATCTTTAACATTCATCCACTCAATAGCAGGAAGATCAGCTAACTGCTTACGCATCTGAGTTAACTTACCACCTTTGTGAATAAATTGACCAAGATGAGAAGCATAAGCTTCAACCATCAAGTACTCATTATACTCACTAGGAGTAAGCTGAGACCAACCCCAGTTTTCACCTACAGAATTAGCAATATGAATATCAGGATATTCTGGACGCTCAGGTTCTACAAGACTAGAGCTATCAAATCTTGAACTTTCTAGTTCTTGAATGATATCACTCTTCTCTTTGATAGCTTCCATTAAGAATGCTTGAGTAGCATGCAGTTTTGACTTCTCTTTGAGTAGTTCAAGAACTGTTATTGGCATAGGACATGCAGTTTCTAAATCAAATGTCTCACCAGAAATCTTAATTGATTTACTAGAGACATTGTAAGAATCTAATTCACGTGTAATTTCCTGTGCACGTTGGTTGCACAAGTTAGAAATAGATTGTGCTTGAGACATTGAAAGTCCTTTGGTAGATAAATTTTTCATAATCAGAATAAAATAAATAGATAAATAAATAGATAAATAAGATACAATTAGAACCCCTCTGCACTCAGTTTGTAGGAGAGCTGATTCCCTCCGTGTGTATGGCATACGTTCCACATAATCACATACGTCTTGGACTGCTCAAGACTTACAAACTGTCTACCCTTGGGAAGTAGAAATGGTGCATTAATAAACTTGCTTACAGCTATAACAAGTTTTGTATCAGCTTTTAATGGAGTGATACTTATAACAATGCTGTCCTTAAATTAATACTAACGGTAAGACCCTCCTTCCGAACTACTTATCTTACTTTCATTCTCACCTTAAGAGAACGTGGCACTGGCATGCTTCTTCAGTGTGGTCATTAGTACTAATAAACCCCTCTGCACTCAGTTGTAATCCGTAGTTCCATATGCCATTATTATGGATAATTATTTCAGATAGTATATCTATTCATCACAAATAGACAGAGCTGTACGGCCACAAATTACTACATACAATTGATTAGATTGTATTTGATTACAACTGCCTGACCTTGGGAATCAGGAATGGTGCATTAGTTCAGTCCTTAAGGTATATGGACCAAAACCTACAGCTGGTTACTACACGCTGTCTGTGCCAGCAGCTTACTGGATACTTGCCTGGTTAAAGAAAAGGCAACAATACTACTTTTATAACTTTGCTTGACATCAACAACCCCCCCAAGTATTTCTACTTGTATGTAAACCGTATAGAGTGCAAAGGCCAAAAACTCCCCCGCAGTTATTTACAGTTGATGTACTACTATCTTAAATGCTATTCTCAATTGAAGTTTCCTGAGATGCATTATCTGCATCTTGTCTTCTTTCTTCATAGCATTGTTGGCACTCATGAAATTCATCACAAGTGCAAGTTAATTCAGGACTGATACTGTATAAAATATACATATCTCTTGCATCTTCAAACATCATAATCAGTCTTGTTTATCTTCATCATAACTAAATTCTCCAGTTTCAAGATACTGGACTATCTCTGCTTTGTAAGCATACTCAATTCCCGCAGACGGAATAGAATATATAGCTCTACCATCAACATCACCTGAAGGTATAATAACACCGGAGTGTAATTGTAGAACAAACATAAGATTAGCAAGTAATAAACTCATAGTATATAGTATTAGAATTGTAATGCAATTAATAACATGTTTCTTTTCTGTTCAAGTTCCTCAATAGTGCTATTGTTTAGCTTATCAAGTTCACTTTGTGTAATCTCTTCTCCATCTAATCGGATAAGTAAATCTTTAATCTGATCAATTAAGTTCTTTGAAATCATAGCTGTAAGTTTTTAGTGTTGAGGACTTGCCTGTGCTAGGTACACAGGACTTAATTGTTAGTAATAATGTCATAATATTCAAAGTGTATAACAATATCCTACATTGCTATTAGACCGCTGAGTCATCACCCGAATTACACTGAATTCCACTTCAGTCAGCTATATTCTCCCAAGTGGAATCTTTGTGGAGGAGAATAGATAAATAGAATCATAGCACTAGTCCAGTCACCTACCAAGGGCTCTGCTATACTAACGGATGAAATAGTTTAAATTAAACTCACATAGCTTTATCAATACTATGTGTAAAATACCTGGTTTTAAAGTCTGCACTAACTTTGGATTACAAATGTCTGCATAGATGGAAGTCATTCAATGTCACATCTCCATTTGTTTAGCACTATATACACATTTGCAGAATGTACATAGAACCCAATAGAAGCCCCACAGGTTTGTCACTGTTTGCTAACAGTAAGGAAGTAACTAGTATTATTTTCACCCGTTGAACTAGTATAAGGTGTTAGCCATTAAGCACACAGTGCTCACAATGAATTGGCTGATACATTGATTTGAAACATTATAAATTGTTAGTTAATAATAAGACTACCCTGCAAGAGAGTAGTCTGGAGTCATAACTACTACCAATCCTACTGCAGGATGTTGGTATTCATGTAGTACTTTATAACCTTCTTCACATTTCATGTGTATAAGGTCCTTAATTTCCATGCCCATTGACATGGCTTGATCTTCAGTGATTGTAAAATCTGCCATTGGTTATACATTTAGTTGTTATCAATTGTAATTAAGGAATCAAGGTCAGAGTATTTACCTACATATACTCTTGCATTAGAATCAGCTGATTGAATCTTGATAGAATCTTGAGATACTTCCAAGTAGTATTCAACTTTGATCTTTGCCGGAGGATATGACTCTGTTCCTTTATATGGTAATAGTATATAAGAAGATAGTATATAGGATAGTAATCCTGTTAATACAGTTCCAAGTATAATACCAAGTACCAATGAGTCTGTTTGTTTGTTCATAGTTTTAGCTATATTAATTGTTATTAGTAAAGACTATTGTAGAAATCTGTGAAGACTGATGCAAGTATAAGAATGAAGAGTGTTTTTTACTCATTTCCTGTAACTCACACAGAATCAAGCAGATACAAGCATGTTTCAAGTAGTGTTGTCTCATATTTACAGTATATAAGATAAACCACCAACCACATACTAGCAAGTAGCAAGTAATGAGCCTGTGTCCTGTAGCATTCTGTACATATTGTTTTTATATATATACTATATACTATGTAGTAGGCGCTGTTAATATTTCACAAGAAATATAATAGCACATTTTGTTAAGGGCTAGAAGAAAAAGGGAATAGTTTTAGGTATGAAAAAAATAAAGAGCAACCACGTTAGTGGTTACTCTTATATTTTCAGCTAATACTACTTGGTAGTTTTAGCTCCTTTAGCTGTTGTTTCTTCAGGAACAACATCTAACTCTGCATCTTCAGATGCGGATGCTGTGAAGTCTTCTTCATCAGCTTCATCTTCATCATCATCAGATAGCATAGCTGATGCTGTAGAAGATACAGGTGTGCTGTCAAGCGCCCTGCGTGCAGCTTCAGCTGCATATGCCTGACCATAGTCAGCGCCCATACTCTTGGAAACAAGCATTTGGAACTGTAGTTCCTGCTTGTTAAGAGTAAATGTGTTGTCAGCCTTTTGGTACAAAGGATGCCACACATTCATACCCGGCACAGGGTATGCAGTAAACAAAAGAGGTATCTTTTGTCCCTTACTATCCAAAATAAGCTCGCCTTTTTGGGTAGTCTTAAAGGCTGGTCCGTTAGGACTGTCTTTAAACTGATTTGCTACGTATGTAGCCAAATCTGCTGAAGTGCCGCGCACTTCATAAATGGCAAGATTACCATTCTTGCCCATGTTTAGAAATTTTGCTTGTAAAGCCATAATTTATAAAATTAATTGATTTATCAATTTAATTTAAGGGCTAGAAAAAAGAGGGAAAAGAAAAGGGAATTTACTTCCCTTTCTTTAATGCTAGTTCTTCACGGACTATGACTGAATAGACATAGCCTGTGGTGCTGGTTCTAAGGTCTGCAATGTAGACTCTACCAGCCTTCAAAGCTTTAGCTTTGGATTTGCTAATCACAAAAGGCTTCATGCCGCTGGGATAGCAGATCACACTAGTCTTAGAATGAGGGTTAGATATAACCCGAATTGTAATACTATTCATAATATAATAATTTAATATTTTATATTATGACAAGGGCTAGCAGACTAGCTGTCTAATGTCATGTGTAGCATGACTAGACAGTGACCATGACATGCACAGCAGGGCATAGGTCATAGAAACATTTTCTGCCAAGAAAATTTTCTTGCAACAGATGGTCAGATGCATTTGACCAGCTGGCAGCAACAGGGGGTACCCCTGCCGAGCGGATGGCCCCGGGGGGTCTGGAGTGAGGGGTAACCACATCCTCTTATATATTAGATTTTCCCTCCCCTAGTTTATTCCAAACTTTCTCTCTATCTTTACAATGCTACAGGTAGATTGCCCGGGGGTTCTTTTTTCATTTGTTCTCCCCCGGGGAATCCCATAAAAAACTAAACTTAAAATGCCATGAATATTAATATACCTCCTATAGAATGTTATATTAGAAAAGAGTATCTGTATAACTTGGAAGAACATCATGGAGAATTAGTTGAAGGAACAGCTTTTGCTATTAAGAGTTTACAGGGAACTGCGGCATTGTTTGTAGTAATGACTGACATAGGTGCTGTGTATGATAAGATACCTGTATCAGCTTTAGTACCATTTGAAAAACCTGATGCACCCCACCTTGATTTTCACATTTTACAATTGTGGGATTGTTTTTCTTATACACCTAGCGTAACGCAGTTTATGTTTCTTAAAGGAAAGAGATGCCAGGTATACTTGAAGAATAAACAAAAGGTAGAAGGTAGGTATAGATTTACTTTAGATTGGAATGCGGATAGTAGTGCTACTGTTTCTACTTCTTATGCTGAAGAACCAAGTCAACATAAGATGGGTCACGTTATAGAATTAGACTCTGGACATTTTTGTATATATCCTAATAATAGAATTTTATGGAATGAACCTAGTATGGTATCAGAACCTTTTAAGGTAATTCCGGATTATAAGTTAAATCTAAAATTCTATCATTGTGAAAGTCATACTAAATGGGGCGCAGAAGATACCGAAAATATGTTCTATGAAATAGAATAATTTGTATATTATATTATAAACTAATATACTATGGCAAAGATTAAGTTACCACCAAAAGAGGCCAAGCAAAAATTTTACTCACCAGATGGGGCATATAAGACTACTGTTAAAAAGAGATATGATATGCCTGAAAAAGTTAAAGAAACTAGAACTTTAAAAGGTGTAGTAAAAGGAGCTCCTAAACCATCTAAAACAGCGCCTTTAAATAAGATGGAAGAACCTATAAGATATGCAAAGAAAGGTGGAAGTGTAAAATCTAAAAAGAAAAAGTAATGGCAAAGATTAAAGATGTATCTACTAAACTAGAGAAGAAGAAAGTTTCTCGTCCGGGTGTACATGCAAAGACTAAGACATCCAAACTTAAGAGTTCTAAGAAGTACAAGAAGCTTTACCGCGGACAAGGATAATGTGTCATAAAAGGGACTAAGTACTATATATTTGGTCTTTATATAACACATTATAATTCCCTGCAAAAATTGTAGGTGAACTGGTCAGAGGCAAGTCCTTGCAACCTCATTACCTAAAGTTGAGCAGCCCACTTACGGAGTGGGCTTTTTTATTTAAAAAAGTTTTTTATATTTGTACATGGCACAATTGTTTAAAACTAAACCACTTATGATAGAAGCCGTTCAATGGAATGGTAAGAATCATTTGGAAGTTATGGACTTTTGTGAGACTTGTTATTTTACAACTCATGGTCTTGTAAAAGATCTTTTGTTAGATCCAGCAGAAAGCAGTGAAGTTGTTTGTCTTAATGATTTTATAGTAAAGACAGTAACAGGTAGATATGTAGCATACACACCAGAAGCTTTTGTAGCGACATTTGAGAATGTATGACACAACATCAGTTGGACATATGGCGCAAATTAACAGCTGAGTCAGAGTCTAACTTAGAGGCAAGGATTAAATATGATAAATATATGGAAGAGCAATTACAATACGGTTTTGAAGAAAAGAGATTACCTAGCTTTGGAGAACAGTTAGTAGGACTAGATCCAGATGCACCTCATGCAGATGAGGATGTGCAGAAAGTAAAAGAGTTAATGGCTGAAGTAACTGAGATACTAAAGCGTAGATATTCTACAGATGCAAAGTTACCAGTAAAGAGTTTGTTATTTGATCATGCAGTAGGTGAGATACTGAATGCTCAGATGGCAGTAGTTAAAGTAATCACATTAAAATAAATCAAATGAAACCGTTTAAAAGTTTAAGAGGAAGAACAATTTTATTAGACGTTCCAAAAAGAAAAGAATCATCACTTCAATTAAGCGCTAAGGATGAAGAAGCAATGATGGCTGAGGCTGTAAAGATGTGGAACAAACTTACCGTGTATGCAATTGGCGATAAAGTAGAAGATGTAGCTGTGGGAGACCAAGTATATGTACGTACTAGCTCACTCAACATGGAAATAGTAGAACGCATTGATATTGATGGAGAAGTTAAACTAGTCCTCAATGAGGCGGATGTTGTGATAGTATGGTAAACTTTAGTCAAGAAAGTGAGGAACAGTATGAAAAAATCATGTGTTCCAAAGAGGAGATCAATTCTAAACCTATTGATTATAGTTCCAGGATTATTATTATTAATGATCCTATCAGGCCTGATCACTATGGTGGAAAAGATTCTACATATGAAGTTTTTAATGTTTTAGAAGCTTGGGAATTAGATAAAGATTTCTATCTTGGTAATGTAATTAAGTACTTAGCTAGAGCTGGAAAGAAAGCTAAGACAACAAAAAAACAAGATTTAGAAAAAGCTTTAGTATATTTACAAAGAAGAATAGACTCGTTATGATCTGGTTGAAAATATTATTAGCGGCTTTTGCAATAGGATGTATTGCAATGTTCTGGATTGTCATAAATGCCATGACAAGACCTATCTATAACAAAATGTACAATATGTACATGGAGGATGAGAAAGGTCGTGCAATAGCAAATTGCACCATTGCTGCCCTTATAATAGTTTCATTCCTACTTGGATATATGATAGGGTAATCATTGTGTACTGTTTTTTTTAATTCCTACCCTGTCAAGAAAGTCCCTGGTTTATGCCGGGGATTTTTTGTTTATTAAAGATTTTTTTTGTATATTATAATGTATACATTTAATATTTATAACCATGGACATTCTAAATTTTATAAGCTGGATTAGAGGCGGTAGACAAGTTACTTCAGTTGATCCTGCAAAAACACTTATACCTGTAGGACTTAAAGATCCTAAAAGAGATGACGGCTATTTGGCTGGTGCAATTACTGTGCAAGATTTATCTGGCCAACTTGGTGGTGATAGATTAATTGCTGGAACTAAAGAAGTTGTATTAACTGATGATTTTGGTGATGCTACATTAACATTTAGTCCAGGTAATGCAGTAATTCAAACTTCAAGTTCTGGAGATGATCTATATATTAGAACACTTACTGGAGATGATATTATTCTTGAATCAGGAGATGATATCAGACTACAAGGTGACAAAGGTCTTTATGATGATGAAGCTGAAGGTGGTGATATAAACATTTATGCTGGAGATGGTTCTGATGCTGATACCGTTACTGCTGGTCCTGGTGGAGATGTTAGAATTGAAGCTGGAGATGCCGGTGCTAGTAATTCAGGTCCTGGAAATATTGGTGGATTTGTAACTATTCAAGGTGGGTATACTTCAGAAACTGGTCTTCCTGGAGGTGATATAAATATGTACCCTGGTAATAGTAATAGTGGTATACCTGGTAATGTTATTATAAGTGGTACCTTTACATGGGAATTTGTTACAAGAAATGCAACACTTAGATTTCCAGCAGTAACTTTAGCTACACTACCAAGTGCGGCTTCAGTACCCGGAGCAAGAGCAATGATTGCTGATTCTAATGTGCCAGCACCAGGAAACTTTGGTGCTATTGCTGCTACAGGAGGTTCTGCTATAGTTCCTGTATTTTCAGATGGTGTAAACTGGTTAATTGGATAAGTCATGGATATTCTAAATTTTATATACTTAAAAACAGCTAATCTAATTAGATCTAAAGCTAATAATGCTGATACAGATCTAATTGCTGTTGGTGCTAATGTAGGACCTGTTCAAAGAGGTGATAGTTATCAAACATATGCTATGCCTATTAAAGATCTAGTAGAATCTGGATGTGAGGCTAACACAGCACACTATGAACTAGATATTACTCAGGGTAATTCAGTAACCGTAACTACACCAAGAGGTATTATTGATATTGTTGGTTTAGGTTCCGCACCTTTTTTAACTCCAGATCCAGCTTTTGCTTCTAGTGTAAACTTCTTTATTGATAATCCGGAGCTAGATCTTACAATAGCTAATAGAGATAATGTTTATGTTCAGTACTCTTTATATTATAGCCCATTGGGAGATGATACGGCAATTCCATATCTTATTACTACAGGTTTTGCATCTGGTTTAAACTTTAACTTGTTTAATGCTAATCCAGCAGCAGCAGGTCCAGACAACTGGACAGGAGCATTATATGTATACTACGAACTATATCAAATTAACTAATCATGTTAAATAATCTTGTCAATTTTTTTAATCTAATTGCTACTAGAAAAGTTAGATCAACAGCAGGAAATGATGATCT